CACGCGCTTTCAACTGCTCTAAGAGCAGCGGTAGTTGCTGCGGCCGCTCCTGTAGCTACTCTATATGCTGCTATCGCGAAAGTAACGAGCCTGAATGTTACATACATAGACCCTAATATCATCAAGAGTGGAGCTAAGTTCTCGATTAATTGAACCGTTGTATTCCCGAACCATGCGATTGCCTCTACTGCATACATCACACCATTAGCAATAACGAGAAAAGCTATCGCTAATGCATTCGCGAATTCGTTCAATGTGTTGGCTTGCAGAGTAGCAAATTCAGCCTCAACGGTATCTTTAACGCCTGCTATTTTGCTTCCTAAGTCGGCCCACGCAGCACCAAGCTTTTGAACAGCCTGCGTTTTCTGTCCTTCTGGTGTTTGCGCGAAAGCGCTGTTCATGTTACCGACATTCTGCGTGATGATTTGCGCAAGCAAAGCAGCCCGTTCGCCTTCTGGCAATGTTTTCAGCAACGACGCCTGGTTCTCATCCATCGTGATGCCAACACGTTTAAGAGCTGTTGACTGCCCCATCATGGCTTTCCCAAAAAGGTTGGCTATGCCGGTCATATCCTGCGCAGTGACATTATATCCATGCTGCTGCACAGCTAAATCATTCATGGCAGGCAACAGCGTATTGATGGAGCTTGCCTGATTCAAGAATGTTGCAACCTGCTGCGCTCCGGCACGCTGTACCGAGCCGCTGACTACACCTAGTCTTGATTCTGCAGAGATTTGCTGGTTAACGCTAGCAATTACATCGGCGCTTGCTCCCATTCTTTGATGCATGATAGTAACTAATTTAAGCTGTTGCTGTTCAAGCCCTTCATACGCTGATACAGCCTTATTGATAGTGCCAACCGCATATGATCCAATAGCAGCTACACTGCTGATACCAATACCAAGGCCGACGAGAGAGCCGGCTTTATTCAGCATACCGAGACCCTTATTCAGATTATCTACGCTGCCACCGATTGCCTTTACTACCGGGCTGACCTCATCGGATGCGGTAAACCTAGTTTTTACTTCTGTTTCATCAGCCAATGTCTTCCACCTCTTTAGCCGCCCGGCTTTCTTCTTTTACTCTCATTTCTATAGACGCAATGACCAGAGCCTTTTCTGCTCTGGTCATATTCACGTATTGAGACGGTAATATATGTAGCTTTTGCAGACAATAATGCATCAATACAAAATCCGCATTATTGCCTTTGATTAGTTTTTTGCTTCTTTAACCATTTCGGCTAATGGCTGCCCCAATCCATTCACGTCAAGCGCTTTCAGCATGAGCTTATTGAACTCGCCACTGGTAAGCATCGCTTCAAGCAATGCTGTTTTACCCATTACATGGTAAGAATCCTGCAATGCTGCATCGGCAATATTTGGCTCTGCAACGGTTTCTGCTGTAAGCTGTTCGGTGTATGCAATCTGGTCGAAGGTATTCCCCTTCGTGCATCTCTTCTTGATTTCCTTTTCTTTCTGGCAGGTTACCGGATGCAGCGACCATTCGATGGCTTTACCATCTTGCCCCTTGAAGCGGTCAGATACAGCAAATTTAGTATCTTTTACAGCGGCTGCTTTGTTTGCAAAAAATAATGATACGTCCATGTTATATACTCTCTTTCTGGCTATGGCCAAAGCTACTGCATGCCATCCAACTGTGTAAATTCGGTAGGCAATTCAAAGGATTCAAAAGTAAAGCTTGCATCTTCAATCAACGGATCTCCGCCGGCTTCACATTTAGCTACTACGGTTTCGTCTAAGTTGCAGTCTTTTAGGATAACTACCTGTTTACCAACGGATGACGTATCGTCCTTATTAGTAATGGTCATATCAAAATAAAAGTCTTTCCCGTCATCCTGATACGTCTTCATGAGAGAACGGAAAATACTCGTATTATAGTAAAAGCTAATCTTGCCGCTTCCTTTACCACCGGCAGCTTTATGACCTGCCATGGTGCGCCCCAAGATAGCAAGGTCTTTCTTGCTTTTCTTCACGGTAGCTTCTACTTTAGTCGCCTGTATAAGGTTATACCGGTTGCCATCAATCGTTACATATACCTCTGCCATTCCGGCCCATACGGCGTCTTTAGCATTCATCAATGTTGACATCTATATCACCTCTATTATGCTACGTAAACGTACATATACATCTTTTCCATCGCTTCTGCAGGATTAATTGTTACGTTGACAAGCACATCTTCCTTGTTTTCTCCTGCAGCAACTGTAATATCCTTGCTGTTAAAGTCTTGGATAGCACCCAAATCAGCAAGTTTGTTGCTGTAATCTACCAAGTCGTTCCATAGATCCACACGGGATGATGCAATATTCTGTGATTTATCCAAATACGTTTTCTCAAAAATGAGTGCTGTGTCATTGGCCCATTGGTCGAGGACGCGAATAACCTGATTGCTCGAAAAGTCTTTCGTTTTCTTTTTCGTATAATCAGTAAACGAGTTGATGTCTTTAAGCACTCGTGTTTCCGAACCGGATATTTCATGGAATGCGAAATATCCGGAATTAATCTGCTTCTTAAGTGCAGACTGTTTTGTTTCGCATGTAATAGTAAACTCACCATCGTATTCCTTATTACCAACAGTACGGTTAACTGCGCATGATGCTTCTGCACCGGTAACCCAGTATACCGCAGAGCTTTCAGGGTATATGCTGTCCGTAACTGCAGATACGACGTTGATGACGCCTTCGTAATTTGCTTTGGCGTAGTTGTACAATACGCATTGGAATTTAGCCCCTTCGTCGTCCCGCATCCGCTTTGTGTATGCGTAGTAAAGGGCCTTGATGGTATCATCTGTAGATGTGCAGCCAAGAGTATTAATGCTATACGATTCTAGCAATGACAAGAACTTGCTATGGTCCGCTCCTGTTGCGGCCGTGCCGTTAGTGCCACCGGTAAGATATGTCCCTGCTGTTGCAGAAATAACAGCCGAATCTGTCCATGTAACAAAATCATTATCTTTCAAGTCTGATAATGCCGCTACTCCGGTTTGGCTGTCTTTAAGCTCACCATTGAAGTATGTTTCTACGTCCCATGTAGTAGCATCATCTACGTTCGCGGATATTGATACCATAATCTTATTGCCACGAGTTCCGCTGTACTTCGCTTCGCAGTAATCGCATAGAGCTTTTGCCCCTCCGCCATTAAGTCGATAGAAATATCCTGTCTGCAAATTCAAGAATAAATCTCGCAGCCCTTTCATTTCATCATCTGTATAGCTATATCCGAAATACTGTTCCGGAGAATCTTGGAAATCGGCCTGTTCTACTGCAAATATTGTTCCATCTGGGCCCCAATCCAAATCAACCGCCATCGCTCCATATCCACGATCAGATACAGTGCTTGACGCTTTAGATACGCTTACAAAGTTAATATATGCACCTGGTAATACTTTATTTTCTGTTAAAAACGTTCCGCCGCCGAATGACATTAGTTAACCGTCCTTCCTAAAAAGCTGCTAATAATGCTGCTTGCTTCTGCGCTTGTGTATGTCCTACCGTCAGAAAACACGGCACTGATAATATCTACATAGTCTGCATACTTTTTAGACGCAATCAGCTGGTCTTTAGTAAATGCTGCGCCGCTGTCAGCCTTTGCTGTTGTAGCGCCATCATTTTTAGTACTATTTTCGCTTGTAGCGCTATTGCTTGCAGCGTCAGAATTATTTACTGTAGTATTTTCTTTTGAGCTTGTACTAGCCGTATTTGCTGTTTCTTTGGCAGTAGTAGCATCATCTGCATTAGCTGTGGTATTGCTGGCAGCCTTAGCTGCTGTTTCTACCGTTGTTGTATCAGCCATTATTTACATCCTCCCCAATTGTTAATTTGTGCATCAATACGTCTTTATCCTGCGGTCGTTTTAGATCTACGGTATACGTGATAAAAACATGCATAGCATCGGTAACGTATCGTGACGATATATTATCTCCACGGACATCGCCATCTGTCGTGCTTATCATTTCTATCGCATCTATTATCGTCGCCGCCATTTTATAGGCGCTTTCTTTTGAACTGTCATAATAAATAATATCCAGAGAAAATATTCCTTTATATCTATTAGTCATGACAAATTCAAGCGATGTATTGACGACCTGTATTATTAAATCATGCTCTTTAAATCCCTGTTTTAATTCATCTTCATGTATCTGGCACCCAGTACTTATTAGTGCCTTAGATACGCCGCTAATAATGTCTTGGATAGTCATTACTTAAACCCCATTTGCTTATACATATTGTCGATTTGTTTTTGGACTATCTTGCCCATATTCCTGCTTACTTCGTCGCACGATATTTTCATCATGTACTGTCCCGGTACCCATCCTTTACGGATTCCAGTATCTTTGTTGATGCGGGTTCGGTGCCCATATTCTACATATGGAGCATATTTAGCATCATTGTACAGAGTAATTACCCATTTATCTCCATCTTTTTCGATGTCGGTAATCTTCCATTCGCGTCGCAGGTTTCCGGTTACTACATGCGTTCGTTCTTTCGTGCTACGCAGCGCAGTGAGAACAGCCTCTTTTAGCGCTGCTTTTATCGCTTCATCAACTTTTACATTCCCAAGATTCAGGCGGAATTTTTGCAGCCCGCTTGTGTCTATCTCTATCACGGATGCACCAACACTCTTTCTAGCTGAATCTCGCTATGATTCACGTATACAGCCGGGTACCCTGCATTTTTGAATTCATCTGTACGCCCGTCGTCCCACGTCACCTTAATCAGGCTACCGGTAGGAATTGATACTGCTGAGCCATCATAGTACATAGTAATCATCACGGTAAGCATATCTGCAGTATCTGTATCCTTTGTTGCTGGCACGGATTGGAAATTAATCCGGCATCTAATACCACTCTTAAATATTTTGGGGCTGTCCCTTGATATCCCGTCATCGCCAACAGTAGGCTGATACGTATATATATCTGCAGATGCATCGTAAAGACTTTCTATTGCTGATTTTACCAACGCAATTTTCGGTAACATCTCGTATCGTGTCCTTTCGTGAGCTCTGCAGATAATGCATCAAGACGTTCTTCAGCAGACGTCCCACCAAGTTTTACTGTAACTGCTCCTTCCGCAATTGACTTTACTATCTGCAAATTATCATCGCCTAATATCGCTGCTTTACGAGCGGTAATATATTCGCCGGCAACGCGTTGCTTTAAGTACCATACCAATCCATCTGGTATAGCGTCTTGTGCGGTGTCATTGAGTATGTTCTGCTCTACTGACTGCTCTATATAGCCAATCAGTACCGTATCACCGGCAGGCGGCGAATACCCGGTAAGAGCTGTGATATACGCCGTCAAATCATCTGCCGATACTGCAGCCACTATGCCTTAGCAGCTACATAGTTCGTGAATACGGTGGCAAGTTTGTTGCTTGGAATCCACAAATCATGGAATTTGCGGTAATCAATATGCCATGCGTTAGCAGCCTGGTACTGCATCGGGTCAAAGATGCGGATAGTATCAGTCTTGCTTACTGCGATTGGTGCCGTCTGTGGGAAAATCAGCCAGTTGACCTGAGTAGCTGCAGATGTTTCAACCAGGCCACCGGCTTCCTGGCCTGTAGTGCTGCCATCGTTGATAGTGTAATCAGACATCATGCGCGCGCTGGATACCTTGATAATCGGGATACCATCATACGATTTAACTTCGTCGCTGATGCTGCCGGCTGTAAAAGTGGCCGGATCAAGCTGTTTAGGCAATGCTTCGTCGAGTGCTGCCGCTGCGTACGTGTTCATGATAAGTACAAGACCATTATGATTACCGACTACGTCTTCTACTTTTGTGATATCAGATTTAAGATTCTTGATAATCGTGCTCGAATCCACTGTATATGTAGTAGCATTACCGGCTCCTTTAGCCAGCTGATGCACTTTACTCCAGCGATACGAATCAATTTCAGGAATTACCTGCGTTCTCTGGAATTCGCCCAATACGTTGCCAGCAGATGCAAGAAAATTGCTTTCATCGATGTCCATTGCATCAAGATTAAACGAACGCCCCCGGTCCTGTGTTAACGTATAGTCTTTATACGTCAGCGTTACGCTTCCCTGTGTATACCCCTTATTGCGGTCATAGTTGCCCATGCCTTGTGTAGCAATCGTAGGAATCTTTACGGTATCACCGCCATGATAAATAACCTGTCCTGCATTTACTTCCAAAAAATTAGACGTAGCGTCCTGCAAAATCTGC